AACAGTTATTGTGTATAGTGCACTGTTTAGTTGAGTCATTCCTAGTACATTGCCGATGTAAATCAACGTTCCTGTCTGCAGACTATGCCCTTGACTTGTGATTACACAAGGATTGGCATTAGTGGCGCCAGTGATGTAATTGCATGGCTGAGAAGAAATTAGTAATTCTTGATTTCCTGTAATCAGATTAGCTTGCTCGCCAAGATAAGAATTAACAAATAACTGAATGGTAACTGCAGGAATTGCAGGACTTATTAGGTTTGAATCCATGAGGAAATCAATATAGGAAAGCTTAAATTGCTTACCTGCTGACTGGAATGGATTGAAGTCTTTTCCTACAATATTCATCTTAGGAAATAGAGCAACACGACCACCACCATTATATAAAGCTGCAGAAACTAAAGAAACGGCTTCATAAGCTTGAAATGTTTGATTCCATGAACCTAGAGAAATTGTGTCTGCAGAAATTACTGTCACATTGTAAATCTGATTGTTTAAACCTGGGTCAGTCCCTACCCAAATGGTTCCAGTTATATAGATTATTTCGCCATTAGCCAAGTTGTGGCTTGGAATGGTTATAATATTCGGACTAGCAACTAGATTAATGGCTGTAATAGCTAAAGTTATTGGATAAAGAGTGATTGCAGGAACAGGGGTTGCTGCATCAGGATTCTCATAGATCGTAATAAAACCTTGTTGATTTCCTGCAGTTACATAATTAACATACTGCTGATCATCAACGTTATCCCAGGAAACTGTGCTATCCCAGAAAGTTGTTAAGCTATCCCAGGTGATGCCAAATTGGAATTGTGATGTCCCAAAACACGTAATCGTATCTCTGAACTTCGCCCACGTGTTATTTTTGTAATTAAATAATAAAACTTTAGTTGGGTAGTTTTGATAGACTTCTCGTGAAGTAGCATCTACATAATTCCAATAGACAAGTTCTTTCTGAAAGTCTCTGATCCCATGGACAAAGTTTGGGGCTTCATCTTGGATTTCAAACCCAAAAATATTCTCAGGGATCTGATCGTCTAATCTTGTAAGACCATTAGCTGCCGCTTGGACGATACCTCTATCGCTTACGGCCATGACACCTTGATCGAAGATAATAGGGCTAAATGTGCTGACCGAGCCAAAGTCAGAAGATATTCTCTCAAAGATAAATGGAAGTCCATATTCCCCAATATATCTTAATTGCCACGTAGAATATTCGAAAAAGACTATAAGAGTATTTCTAAAGAATGCTGCACTAACGATAGCCTCGTTTGTAGGCGCATCAATAAAGCCGCCTCTTCCGAAAATATCTGATCGCCATCCATTTACTTGATCAGTTGGATCTCCAATTTGAGAGAAACGGCATCTTGCATAAAAATTCGTCGATCCCGTATAAGTTCCTGCTGTTGGCCCTTCCCAAGTGTTTAAAGCAAGCAATCTGCCATAATAAGGAACTAGAATCAACTCTTGATATAATGTAGTCGTAGCAGTAATTAAAGGCGTTAAATCTGTCCATACAGAATTATTGAAGTATCTTGGAGGGTCATAGAGAAGATTTACAATGTCTATATTATTGTTTGTAGCAAAGAAATATCTTAAATCAGGGGTTGCACCTTGGTAGTTGCAAGACCAAAAAAAGTCTTTGTTTGTTCCTGTCCATGTTGTTCCTGGAGCTAATTCTTGGAATCCGTTGACATATTGATAGGCATAGACAGTATCAAAAAAGACTGAAGAATCAATTCCAATGGTCGCAACATCACGGTTTCTTATACCCATGACAGGAAGAGAAGGAAAATATCCAAAAGAAATTGTGGCTGCTTGACCAGGACCAGCAGTATGAACCAATATTACTGTTCCAGCCATGTAATTAATGATTCCAAAATTACCAGGAGTTGCATTGGTTAATGTACCATCGCCTTGATCAAGAAAAGGATTTGGGATTGTTGCAATCGTAATTGAAACACTGCCAGGTTCAATTTCTGCGTTTGGTTCAGGTGTGATTCCTAATAGAGCATAGATACTAAATCCCCAAGGAGAAGCTCCACTGACACCTAAACTTGCGCTAGCATATAAACGTCTAAGTCTTTCCATGGAGACAGAACCATCTCTCTTTTTGGTTCTTTCTCTAAAAACATAGGCGTTCTCTAGCTTGGAAAAGGCTTCGTTGGCTAACATCATTGGTTTGCGATCTGTAGTCAGACCACCACCAGGATATCCACCGATTAGAACTTGTTGAAAAGATGACATTATCTACCTATAACTACCCAATAGAAACCATTATAAGCTCCTGAATTTGTAATGAATGTCCAATCAAAGGAAAGAATAGTATTTTTTTTTATTGCTACTGTTGCAGTTCCATTTGGAGCAGATCCAGAATAAAATGGTTGGGTAAATATTCCGTATACAGCACTTTGAAAACCTAAATTAGCAGAAGTATATGTAACGGTACCACTAGTTGTAGAATTTACAATTCCCCATTGGATTAAAATATTACCCGCCAAAAAAGTATTACCATTAGCGGCTCCGTTGGGTGTACCTGGACCCGTTAACTGAATACCTGCTCCACCACCACGTGAATAGAAGATTTCTCCCAAAGGACCTAATGGAGCTGAACCTGCAGGCTGAGAATAGAGAGTTTCAAAACCACCACCCAATATATTTGGTGGCAATGTAGGTGTTGTAGTTCCAGTTGTTTCTTTTAAAGAAACTTTAGTATGAGTTCCTGCAGAAGTTTCATTCTGATCTTGATGATCAACGCTAAAAACTTGGAAATTTCCATCAATATTATCTCTGATAGTAGCTTTTGTTTCCCCTAAAGAGGAGCCATCTGGAGGATAACCTGGAGTAAAGGTAGGTATTGACATATTTTTTCCTTAAACTGCTACTGTTGCGATAGGTTGAGTATCTTGAGGACGACGTAATTTTCGTTTGGCTTCTTTACTCACAGGAATCTTTGCGGTAACTATGCGTTTATTTAGCTTCTTCTCTTTTCCTTTGATAACAGCCATGAGTTTTAACCTGTTGTTGAACGTCCTACAAATGGTCCACCACCCATATTTACTTTCTTGTTAGGAGGCGCGACCAGTTTTTTTTTCTTCTTAATAACAACTTTCTTCTTCATATTGATCCAATTCCAAATCCACCGCCACCCATACCGTAGTTTTGCGTTAGCTGATCTGTGTAAATAGTTTGGATTCTTTGCTGCCCTATTTGGGCGTAAGTTCTTGTCTCAATGATGTCGTAACGTTCTTTAAGCATCTTGTCAATGAACATGACACCATCACTATCAAGTCTATTTTCAAATATCTTCTTAGCTGCACCAACTGAAAGTATCTCCCACCATTCACTAAGTTCTGGATTACCTGTTAGATCTGCTGAAAGCAATGCCTGAATAGGTTGTCTGTAGCAAGTTAGCTCGATGGTGTAGCCGGCATTTGGAACTGGAGCTAAAGTAAATTGATTTTGAAAGAACATGATCGAAAGAGGAACTGATAATTTCTTGGGATTATAAGCTATGCTTATAGGGACGCCTTGAGGTATTGCCTGATCGAAATAAACGTCAGTTATCTCGCCAGTTTCATAGTTAATAGTCGCTGTAGCTATGTTTGGATCGACAGCGGCATACTGCCTGTAGTAGTTGAATCCATATTCTTGCTGAGGCAAATTCCCTACAGAAGTTTGGAATATTTGGATAAGATTTCCATTGCCATCATCTGTCACATTCTGTGTGTCTCTAAATCCTGCATTGGCTGATATTAAAATATTTTGAACTCTACTTTGAGGGAAAAAGAGGTTAGAGCCGCCTGTTACTCCAGGACTTCTTGTGACCAATTCCCCAGGATCGTTATTTACGCTTCCAATGAGAGGGAATGCAATAGTATTTCCATTATATGGACCTATTGTCCCATTACCGAAAGCAAAATTGTCTATTTGTTGCCAATTGTAATTTACACCATAGAAATTCCAAGGGTCTGTAAAGAGTTTTAACTCTCTTTTGGCACAGTAACAAGGCATATCCACAGTAGAATAGAGCTCGCTATTAAATGGATAGACATCTTGACCTTGATTGGTGGTGAATGTGTAAATGTCTTTTAGCTTCAAAGAACGAAACTTAGCGGGAAGATCATAGGAATAAAAGCTATGCATCTTCTGGACAATGCTAGAATCCGTAGTTTGGAATGCATTGCTAGATCCTGTCAACTCGCGAGTCTTCAATATCGCATTTGCGAGTGTAGGGAACTTAGGAAATGTTGGTATAAAAGTTGTCATAATAATGGTTGGTTATCAAATGCATCTTCTAAAGTTACCGTGGCTGTTCCTGGCGGAATCCCTGAACCAGCAGGCACAGCAATGCAAGGAAACTGAGGGTCTTGCACATATATAAATGGATAAAATTGTAAAGTGTCTACTTGAATTGTTACCGTGTCCGAAGTCAAATCTACAATTAGAGCTTTTTGATTATTTAATTGAATCATGCCATTGGGTGGAGGGACGCGAAAGCTAATCCACTCCCCCAAAGTAAAATTATGATTAGTACTAAAAGTTACAACGGCTTGGCTCGCCTGGGTAATATCTATTATATATTGAAGATTCGGAATGAAATTAGCCCCAAATGGTGGGCCAAAATCCGATGGTTGAAATGAACTCATTACAACACATCCATGGGTGTAAATCTCACTCGTGAGACAGTTTCAAATGATCTCGGAGGCTTTCCACCAACATTAGGAAGCTCAAGATTGT